TCCGAGGGTTATCCGTACGTGAAAGAATAAATTGGCTTGAACGAAGTCAACGTAGAAGAAGGAGTTAATTAGTGGCTAGCAGAGAGTCCATGAATATGGGGTCGCGCAGTAGTAACATTATTGCTGACCTCAAAGCTGGCATTTCTGGAATGCGCCAAGAAGTTTCTTTACTTAAACAAGAAACCTCAGGGTGGATTCAGTCATTAACTAGTGGCTCTTCTAAACTTGGTAGTTTTGGTGGAGGTGGCGGTGCGGGCTCCACTCTCGTAGCCCCAAACCCAACGTTTAGTTCAGCCCCTCCTGTAGTTCCTGCTTCTGAAGCTAACGCTAATCAAGTTGCCGCTAATCCAAGTTCTAGTTTAGTACCTAGCCAATTTGGTAGCAGAAGTGGTTCAGATTTAACATCATATGTAAGCCAACACTCTGGTTCTGGCAACCTATATATGCCTTCTATAGACTCTGGCGCTGGGGGCTCTGGCTGGGGTGGGGGAGGCGGAGGAAACGGCTCAAGTACTGGCGGAACATCTGGTGGATATAACTATGGTGGTGGAAACAACACAGATGCTTATAACAGCAAGTTTAATAATAGCGGTGGGACATTTGGTAGTAATTTTATACAAAATATAGCTGGTAACGCGCTCTCTACATTTAAAGCAAATCCGTTAGGTACCGCCTTATATGGAGCTGGTTTAGCTGCAAACTTTATACCGTCCACTGCTGACGTTGTTCAATCTAATCTTTCATTACAAAGAGCTTCATTTTTTGGAGGTCAAGGTTACGCTGGTGCGCAAGCTCAAAATACAACAACAAATGCTGCTGCAACTTTAGGCGGCGCTGACCCCTCAATGGACACTATGAACGCTATGCTTGCAGCGCAAAGTTATGGCGTGGCTGGGGCTCAAAACTTTAGTTCTATATTAGGCGGAGTAGCCAATATGTCTAACCTAATACCTGGTGCTGGCATGGAAGGCACAATGAGAGCCTATGGTGCTATGCAACAAGGTAGCAGTGTAAACATGCTAAAAGGTATTGGTATTCAACTTCGTGGTGAAGATGGAACTATGAAACCACCTGACCAAGTAATTGATGATATCTGGAAAAAGATTTGCCGAGACTACGCACAAGCGTATGGGTCAAGCGCTAAAGCTCCTAGTTTAAAAGAAGTTCAAATTGGTTTACAACCAGGTAACTCTTTGGACTCAATGCTTAATACTTACTTTGGTAGTGACCCAATTCTTAAACAAATGGTTACTAATGGTCTTATATTTAAAGCCACATCTTCTGGTGGAGAATCTGCGGCACAGCAAGCCGCTACTGGCGGGTCTGCAATTACAAAAGACTCAGTACTTAATGCTGGAGGAACTACTAAATCTGTGCTTGGATTTAGCACACGTAACGCGGCTGCGTCAGACTTATTAAGTGCTATTTCAACTGATACTGCTGGTTTTGATAAAGCTAATACTATGATAACTGGTTTAATAACTGGTCTAGGCACTACTGTAGCTAACTCACTCACTCTATTTGTAAAACAATTTACAGATACAGTGTTGTCTGCGGCTGGGGGCGCCCCTGGTGAAATTCTTACTGGACTTGCTGGGCTTGCTGGAACTAGAGCTGGCGGAGGCCCTGTAGATAAAAGTAAATCTTATTTGGTTGGTGAAAAAGGACCAGAAGTATTCGTACCTACAACTAACGGTGTAATTGTATCTAATTCTGATTTAAAAGATGCTGCTAGTAATACACCTGGTACTGGCGGGGTATCTAATAATACTTACAACTTTACAGTTAACGTTCCTAATGCCAATACTCCAGAAGTTATTGCTGCCCTTAAGAACTTAATGTTTGAGCTTGAAACTAATCAGAAAGTGAGTTACTCATAATGGCTACTGTAGACCTTACTTCTACTAATACTTTAGTAACGGCTAACGCTGCTGTAGACGCAACAACTTCTGCAACCATTTCTGCTCTGCGCCTTTCAACGTTGACTTCAACACAAACAGCAACGCTAAATGCAACCCCTGTGACTGTAGGGCCATTGTCTACTAAAGACATTATTGATAACTTTAATAATTTATCTGGGGCTTCGTCTACTACCTCGTCAACTGCAGGGATTACAGCAAGCAAGGTTGGAATTACTCAACCTATTAACTACAAGTTTAATTTACCCCCACACAACTGGAGCTTGCCACTTCGACCAACTACAGTAGACCCTGAAACTGTAGGGCATGGCTCAGACTTGTCTTTCCATGGGTTACGTCGTGGTCGTTTATGGTATTGGGTTGGCGCAAATAATATGTCACCTACTACTGTGGGCACTGGGGCCTCAGGAGCTCCATTAAATATAATTGATACTTCTTGGGGTTTTCAATTCTTATGGAACCCAACCTCTATTAGCACAAGCGTTGCTAGAAACATGGATATAACACCCTCTAGCGCGGATACTTTGCGCGTTGTAGCTGGTGTGTTCCCTGGTCAAGAAACAGTATCTATAAATATTGTTATTGATAGAACAAATGATTTTGCCTGTATTCGTGCGGCTGCAGTAGATGCGTCTTTAGATTTAGGTACTGGTATTTTAGGCAACGGTACACCAATTATTAATAACTTAAACGCCTTTACCAAATACTATACATCCTTATATCCTGGAGCAGACCCAAGCCAAGATATGACGCAACAAATTAATAACTTAATGACACAAGGCACTATGGCAGACCTTGAGTATTTCTTTAAAGCTATTAACGGAAGCGGTAATGGAAATATACAATGGACAAACTTATTAGGTAAAAAGACCGCCAACGTAGGTTACCTTGCGCCAACACTATTGGGTATTCAACTTGGGCCTACATTAGACAACTTATCTTATGTAGGGTGGGCCTCAAACATAAGTATCAACCACACTGCTTTTACAGAAAATATGATTCCAATTAGAACAGAAGTATCTATATCTATTCAATGTTTTGCTGGTTCTGGATTGACGTCGGGGGTATAGCCGTGAGCATATATAAAGGTTCTCGTTACGAGTACTCAACTATTGACTACTTTACAACTGTACGCGATGGGGAAGAAAAACCTACAGTGTTTTACTCATTCTCAGACCTTGGTATGGTTGACTACTGGGAGCATGTATACATTCAAGGTGAGCGCCTAGAGCAGATTGCGTTTAAATATTACAATAAACCAGAATACTGGTGGATTATACCTGAGTACAACCCACAGCTTTTAGATATTAATAACATTCCCGTGGGGACGGTGTTAAAGATACCTAATGTTTAATTATATAACCGTTAACTTTCCTCAAACTACTATCCAACCGAAGGTAATTTACTCTGCCAATATATTTCAAAAAAGGTATGCCCATGAATTAGCTTCTCTTTATTTTAAAGACTGGGGTGTCCAGTATGACGTGGTAAAGGCTGGGTCACCCGTTCATTTAACAATACACGGGTCTAATGAACTTCGTGATTTCTATGGGTATGTCCATCATATTAATTTAGATAGAACTCCTGGAAAGAACTTTACTGAACTGGTTGTTATTGGTGCGTCTTTTTCTATGAAACAGCAGGCACAAAAAGTATACAAAAATACCACTGCCGACCAAGTAGTTAAAGAAATTGCTGCTAAACATAACTTTGTATGCTACGCGGTCCCCCATCCACGTGTTCATCCACAGCTTGCACAGGCTGGGCAGTCAGATTGGGAGCTAATGGTTAGGCTGGCTCAACAATCTGGATACACATTACGCGTTAAAAACACAGAACTTTATTTTCAACCAATAATGGAAGACTATACTAACTATAGAGCTGAAGCTCCTAAGTTTATTATGCGCCCTGCAAGCGACCCAAATGGTTCTACTATATATTCATTTAAACCAATGATTGGTGAATCTATACCCTACGAAGACGCTATAAATGGAGCGTCTGCTGTAACTGGTGTGGACACAACTAACTCTGAACCTATTTCTGTTACCCACCAACTTCAAGTTAATAAAACAAGAGCTAAACAACAACCAGATTTCTTTGATAGATTTGATACCCATATAGTTATTACTGATAACCTTACCGCAGGGTACGAGGCCGAAGCCTCAGAAAATAGAAACTATTTTCCATACAGAGCTAAAGTTGAAGTTCTAGGCCATCCTAACCTTCGCCCAGATATGCCTATTTACTTAGATGGGGTTGGGGAGCCTTACTCAGGATATTGGGTAATTTTAGAAGCAACGCATCATATTATTGAAGAAGAGCTTAACAGACAACGGTACACTACAGTACTTACTGTTGGAGCAAACTCTCTAGGAAAAGCTGTTCAATGGACAGACAGTAAAACTATTCTTTCTCCTGAGTACACTCCAAAAAGAACCATTGTACCTAACTTACTTCAAACAAAAGTTCGCCCTGTAACTATTTTAAATAAAAAGGTAGCAGCGGATACCCCATCAAATACTCCAAGCTTTGGTGACCCTCAGAATAGGGCAAAACCTAACGTTAATGGTAGGTCTAATAGCGCTGCTATGTGGCAGACAGGCACTACAACGCTTGACCCAGTTATATATGAAAATAATAACCCTCAGTTCATTACTGAGCGCCTAGCACGTAAGGCAGGTTTACTAAATGGAGTTTGATAAAAGATTTTATGGGATATACCAAGGAATTTGTATAAACAACGAAGACCCTG